TGATACTGCACGACAAACCGCGCGGAAACAAAAGATGATGTGAAAAACTGCAACATTATCTTAATGCCTCCACGATAGTAAATCGCGTTCAGAGCTGCGTAGTCAAGAGGAGTCTTCATCGAAGAATTGTCAGGATGTATCTGGATCAACTGTCGAAGATCCGTAGAATCACCAGAAGTCGTGAAAACCCAATTGGGAATTGCGAGTGATGCGGCCAGCAAGCCAGGAATCTGTGCATACTGGGAGAGCGTGAGATTGGAAGACATGGGAATCCTCCGAATCCCAGGATCTTGATACCGGCCGCGATGCATAACGAGCGGAGTCGATATGTCAGCAATATCAGTAGCGTAGGTGTCTACGGTGTGATCTTGGACAAATCGGGACTGGGAGTCTGTGCAATCAGGCTTATCAACGAGAAACGATAGAGCCGAGAACAGAGTGCTGACTCCAGGAATGTGGCGAACTGCATCGCCAATGGTGATATGTTCGAGCGAATTGACCGTCTCGAGTACAGTATCCTCATCTCCATTCTTGGAGGCGGCGGGGTGACGGGAACCACTTGGTCGTGGGATCATCACCTTACTCTGCTTCTCAATTTGAGGGGCTTGCCCGTCGTGAGCGAGAAAGGGAGCATCTGTCAGCTGGAAGGCAGCAACGGTGGGAGCACTCTGTATGACTGAGGTGGGATAAGATAACTGAATATTCTTAAACCGGCCCCAGACCTGCAGAGTTATGGAGCTTCCCATACCGGTGTTAGCCTGCGTAAGCTGGGAAAGGACGTCAACATAGAGGGTTACAGGGTGCTGTCCTCCCGCTATGTTGATTGGGACTAACCATTCAAAGGGAAAGGTGTAGTCCCAGGATTTGACAACGGCCTGCGCCGATGACGCACTAATTATCGAGGGCGACTGGACGGTTCTTTCGTCAAGACGAAAACCAGTTCCAGCCGGGATAAGAGTGGCCATCAACGCGCCATAATAAAACTGATTCGTATTCAGCCTGAGAGTGATTTCTACGTCTGCACGTATGAAATTGAACATCTCAATTATGGACTCGTTGTCAGCAACGCCTTGCAATTCCTTGAGGACATCAAGGAAGAACAGGTTGGCACCAGCGCTGGTTGCGATGGTCCAAACAGTGTCTGTAAGAAGACGCTGTCGTTCGAGAATTTTGACGGCTTCGAAAATACCCACGCCATGCATCTTGTCTTGACGACCAGATGTCATGGTTTGAGTAGTTTCACCAACCTCACCAAAGGTCATGGTGGGGGTGGAAAATTCGGATGTCGCCACAGGAGCTGTCAAGGACTGTGGGGAATCTGATTGAATAGTAGTTTTTGCTAGTTCAGTGGCTCGAAAAACGAGCACCGCCGCCGAGCCGAACGGGGTGCCAAGAGGGTCTCCATATTTTCACCAGGAGATGGGGTGTGTCGCTTTCTTTCACATGCTAGCGGCCTAGCCGGACGCCCAATTAAGGGCCGGAACTTTATAGCCATACCGGGCTGGATGCGAGTTTAAGTCGCGCGACTTCTGAGATGGATACGTGCATACGTATCAAAATCAGAGATGGCGACGGACAAATTGAGACGTTTAGCCTCGCATCTTGCCCACGCTACGACTTGATCGTAGAGAGGGCGTCCGTGCTGAAACGACTCAATGAGAGCGGAACGAATAACGCTCTCTGACGTGATAGGATCATAATCCTTATCTGTCCACTTGATCATGTTTGCTATGGACTCTTTTGCAAGAGGAGCCAAAACGCCAAGTGGGGAAGGGACAAATCGCCGTTTAAGAAACGTGATTTCGTCAATGCCCTTCTCTCGGACTGCACCTTTATCGGATGCCGTGTATTCCATCTGATAGGTCTCCCGGAAATAATTACTGAGATACTCGCAAGAGTAGTCAGAATATTCCTTGGGAACCGACAAGAGACTGTCGTCTCCGTGGAAGTAACACACGACAACTGAGAAAGGGACGTTTGGGTGGAGTGCTCGCCACGCCTTGGCATGATAAAGCCAGTTTACGAAGGTATTCATAACGGATGTAAGGAACGATCCGCTACTCATACCCCATGGACGCAAAAAGACATATGTGCCAAGGACGTGCCAGCATCCACGGACGTTGAGGGCGACTATTACGCGTACTGAGTCTGGTTCTTCATGGAAGATACAGACCATCGCGCAAAACTCATCCTCTCCGTCATGCTTGTGAGAAAAGTCATAGGAACCAAAATCTCCATCTCTGAAGACTCGATTCCCTTGACCCACCAGGTTAACGTAAACCTGGTCCCATTGTTGCCCATAGACATTTAAGCCTATAGTGCAGGGGCAACCAGATGGGTCCTTTTCAAGCTCGTGAAAGAACATGTCGAAAAACATCTTCGTAACGACAAACAAATCGAGGTCATAAACCGAGAAGAGGCGAGTCTTCCCTAGCTTCACTCGAAGTCTGTCGCGGATCTCATCTTTCAGAGACTCCTCTATGACACCGGCGCGTACTGGATTTCCGCTCCTGATGTCATG